ATGATTGACAGGAACTGTCCTGTTGCACCATCACCGTTAATAGCAAGATCTTCAATATCGTTAGCAAATGCATTGGTCATTAAACGAACTAAATGATCCTCAAGTGCTCCACCTTCAATATTGTCTTCAAGTGCTTCTGTAGATACTTCCCAGTCCAGACGAATCTTTTTGGTTGTAAGTTCTACTTTTGAAAATGTTGCGCCTGCGTTTGTGTATGTTGGTGCACCCTGTGCTGCTGCACGGATAACACGCTCTCCAACGTTGACCTTTTCGATCTCCATTGTGTTAGCACGCATTGTGACTTTACGTCCATCTTTGGCGAGAACTGTTGCATCCCACACATAGTCGATGAATCGACGAGCCTGCTCTGGTGCTAGAATACCACCTGCTACACCCGTTGGGTTGACAGCATTGGCTCCTGTTGTTGAACCGAAGCCTGCAGTTGCAGTGTTGCCGAGTTGAGATCCTACAGATGAGCCTGCAGAGTCTAAACCAGTTGCACCACCTTCACCACCAGAAACGAATGAGCCCTGAGAGTTAATCTCGTTGCCTGCACCCGCTGATCCTGGATAGTTTTTTTCTAGATTGTTATTTTGTTCCGACATATTGTTCACCTCCTAGTGATTTTTACCTTAATTGAATAGGTCGGTATTCGTGAGGAAACGACCGCCCCATAGGGATTTCTGAACCTTGGTAGGCTCAAACTGCACGATCTCGCCTAGATCGCCAGACTTGCGGAAAGCGGTATCTTGCTCTACGGCATCTACTCGCTTGCCAAACTCATTAAAAACTCCCTTAACATTATTTACATCATCAGACACGGACTTTACTTCACCTGATACTGCGTCAAGAGACTTGCTTAGTGCAACAATTTGATCATTAAGAGACTTAATAGTTGTTGCAAGATCGCCAAAGGCATTTGTAAGAGAATTTTTGATTTCAACAACTGCCTCAACAATTGCCTCATCAGACTTCGCTACAACAGTTTCTGTTGCAACAACTTCTCCCTCTTCTGATTTTTCAATAGAAGAATCTGCACTACCATCAATTGACTTTTCTGCATCTGCTGCAACTGCAACTGGTGCATTTGCGGCTGGTGCCTCATCAACGACTGCAGGAGTTTCTACAACTTCTGCTGGTTGTGCCTCTGGAGCGACCTGAACTTCTTCAACTGCAGCATCAACTGCTGTTTCTGTTGTTTCAGTCATAGGACTAACCTCCTTTGTAATCTTAATTGTACTAATGCCTTTAGCACTATCAACTAAGAACTTTATCATATCTGCTTTTTCATTATCATTCTTTTCAACAAAACCTATGTTTTTCATTTCTTTATCTGTAATTGGATGACTTACTGAATCTGCATCTGAGACTATTATCATACCTGATTCTTGATCATAAAAAATGTTTTCTGTATCTACCTTTGAAATTAAGCCACTAATAACATTGTGACCATCTTGTTTTTCAATTGATACAATATTTGCAAATTGATTTGCTGGTGAGTCAACAAGAGAAAGTTCAAAAAGATCATATTCTTTAATAACACGAATAGACTTATCCATCTCTTCATTAAATGCATCATCCCAAGTTTTGATGTTTCCACCAATGGAGAATCCTGTGTAGGTTCCGTCCATAACTTTTTCCCAAGCATCTTGAGCACCCTTTGAAACATATGCTGAAACATATACTCCACTATAAAACTTTTTTGATTGCGGATCAAAGTAACGATCTTCTTTAAATGATACAATTTTGCCAACCGCTGAAGGCTGGTGCATTTCACGTAGATTGCCACGGAAGTTCTTAAATGCATTTACACTAGACTCTGTGGTTACAATGTCGCCTTGTTTATCAATATTGTCAAGTGTTGCAAATCCTGACACCATGCGACGCTCAACATCAATTTTTCCAATAGGCATCGATAGGCGAACGTTGTCGCCATTAGTCACCCAATGAGCCTTATTTATTAACATATCGTTACCATTATACCAAACATTTTTAAGTTTATCTCAACTATTGAGATGCTCTACCTTCTCCTTGTGCATTACGTCCAGAGATAGTTGTTGTAGAGTCTGAATTGTTATTTGTTCTCTCAGAATCTCTTTGGCGATTCCCTGCCAAATTTGCTACAGCATCAGTTGCTTGACGTGGTGACATTACAAATGGCTCATCTCCATCTGCTCTTTGTGGTAAGTCTAACTTTTCACGAGCCTCATTTGGAGTCATAACTTGAGTTTTAACATATCTTTCAATAATTTGAGATTGAGCAATTTCATCTGTAAGGGTTAACTCATTAAACTTAAGTTCTAGAATGTCTGTTTTTTCTCTAATTATCTTATTAACAACTTTCTCTAAATGTTTCTGGGCTGGACGAGAAACCTGCTCTTTAAATGTACGATCTTGTGATAAGGCTGCTGCAATTCCAGAATCAGAGCCACCCAGTTTAGATATTGGAACTTGATGAGCAATCAGAATATCATCACGATTTTGCTTACGATACTCTTTAAATGATCCCTCTTGAATACCATTCTCAACTGCTTCCATTTTAAACTCAACCTTGTTCTGGTCTGTGTCTCCAGGAAGCGGGATATAAAGTGTTCTATGGGATTGAGACTTAAGTCCAGTTTGAAGGAATCTAAACATCTTGTCTTCTCCATCAGAAGAAAGTTTGGCACCTTTAAGAGTTACTACGTATCTAGGAACAGCCTTGTTCTCAAAATAATCAATGTTGTATTGTGATGCTAATTGATCTCCAATAAGAGAAGGCAATGCAGCAATAATATCTGGAACCCCATAATAAGTATTTAGGGGTGAGTATTCTTTATAATGAATAATTTCATTTGGACGTGCATCAGCAGTCATAGGGTTTACATTTTTAGCACCAAAGTTACGGAAGTAAACTACAGAGTTTCCAATAATCTGAACATAGCCATCACGAAGTCTGCGTACACGAATAGTAGTTGCTGGAATGTGTCCAACATATCCGATATCTCCAGTTACTGTTCTACCAATTTCAAGAAAGCCATTGCCAATTGCTTGTACGTCTGTGTAAAACTTTTCCATGGTTTTTGTAAAAGAATCATCATCGTTAAGATTTTCAAGCCAATCTTTTAATTCAAACCTCATTCTTTCAATTCTATTGCGAGCACGCTCTACAGCAGATTGATCTGTATTCATCTCAAACCTTAGCATTGTTCTATCCGCAATATCAAAGCGGTATCCAAGACCTACAACGTTTTCTACCTTAGCGTCAATTGCAGCATGATTGGCAAAGGATGTGTCGTAGAAGTTTGCTAGTTCATACATATTATATGGTGGAGTAATTACATCAAATAGACCGTAGCCATTTCTGTATACCGTTCCAGGATTGATAGCCTTTGAACCTGCATCAACTCCTGATGGGGTTGCATTTGCTGAGTCTAGGTATGCATCTGTTGGAACTATAACTGCTTTTGCAACATTACGAGAAGTTTTTCTACGAAAGTTTTGATTTAGTCCATTGTAATCTTTTAAGTTTTCCCAGGATTTATTGAAAATATCTTGTGCTTTAAATGGGTTGTCTTCTTGTTCTTGGGTGTTTAAGCCAACTCTTAAATAATCATCAGTCATCGCTTGCTCCATACTTATCATATGTTTGTCGTGCTGCTACCCAAGCACCATGATCATTCATTGATGGGATTAGTCCTTCTGAAAGTCTTTGCTTTTGTTCAGAGTATTCTTCTTCACTAACTCTATGCAGACCTGGAACAAAAACAGCCTCTCCCAAACCATCGTCACCATGACTTATTGCAGACTTCTTAAGTTCTGAAATTTTACTTATATCTCCACGCTCAGCGGGAATGTTTAAAACAGATCCTTGTCCGTCAGTAAACCAACTACCATTTGTTTTTTTGTATACATACAATCCCCACTCATAATGCTTCTCAATGACCTTGCGACGTACATTTTTGACATAGGGCTTACCAGTTTTTGGGTTAATAAGTGATTCCATAACCACAAGTATAGCATACTAGACTGGAATCTGTACCGTGCTCTGCCAATTTGTATTTGAATAGATCTTGAGTTTTTCTGCATCAAATATCATGCCTTCATCATCATCAATAATAATCTTATTAGTTCCAGTGTAAGTCTTATATACGCTTTCTGGGCTTACCCCATAAAGATCTGATGCTGAAATAACAAGAACGCCTTGCCATGTAAAGTTATTTAACCAGAATTCCCAGTCAAAGTTAGTAAAACCATCTGACTCAATCCTTAGCCAAGGTCTGGTAAGAGTACTCTGAACCTGCTGAAGGTTATTTGCTTGATAGTAGGCTATGTTATTAAATACCATTGGACCAGTTAAATTAATACCGCCAAGATATCCATCAAAGTTTAAGGCTGTAGAGAATGCAATTCCAAGCACTCCCCACTCTTTTTTTGTAATGACTGGTTCACGAACAAGGACTCCATTCCAGAAGTAAGCAAGACCATTGAACTCTAATCCAGTGTTTTGACTGCGTGCAAAGATCTTAGCACGATTACCTTGAGAACTGTTAGCAACCATATAGAACTTAATAGTGTCGCCTTTATATTCAATTTCAAAAAGTTCTGTTGGAGTTCCTGGGAAAAAATCATCATCATATCTCATCCAAACCTGGGCTGCGCTAACGCGATAATTAACAGCAGATGTTTGGTTAATTGGAATGGCAATTCCACGGCTTACCTGTGGATCAAATTGACCACGAACCTCTATACCAGTCTTTCTATTTAGATATAGGTATGGGGTACTTCCTTTATAAATGCTGAATGGGTTCTTAGATTTATAATCATAATATAATCCTGCCCTCTTATATGGGAACATATTAAGACTAAACCTAGTTCCAATTGGATTAAATGAGTTGTCATTTAATGCTTGAGAAGCAAACTCTAGTCTACGCAAAGCAATTGGTTTTGTCAAGATATTTCTAATGTTAAACTCAAGGTGGTACACAATTGCAAGTTTGTTAAAGTCAATAGTCTTTGTTGGATAAATAAGAGTATTATCTACAACCTCAAACCTTGTTGTTGCCCATAGGGGGTGGTCATCAATGTCAATAATTCTTGTAGACTTTGCTGCCTCTAATCTATCAAAACTTGTTTGTGGAGCATTGGCACCTTCAGACACATATTGAAAGGTTATGTAACTTCTAACAGATGCACTCTCTGTATCATATTGATAAAACTTTACAGATTTTTGTTTAACATCTTCATAGTTTGACCATCCAGTAAATAAAAAGTTATCAAACTGATAATATGTTTTTTGCTCTGGGTGCTCAAATTGAGATTTTAAATCTGCATAGGTCCAAGACTCTGCAACCTCTTCTAATTGAGATGAAGATGAAGGTCCTGGATATCCAATATTAAATTGCAAGAAATCAAGATCATAGAACTGATTTCCAACATCATTGGTAACAAACTTTGCAAAGTATGAAAGAGGCAGGTAATCTTGCCAGTATCCAGATACTCCAATATCAAGAAAGAATTTTCCGTATGACTCTGTTGGTAGCAAGGTATAACTTGCTGTGTGATCTATAAGTTCTTGATCTGATTCAAATAAACAGAATCCGTCTTCATTAAAATAATTTTCTAACTCTGATGCATTAAAACTTGTTGATAGACCTACAGTATAGATGTTTCCAGTAAAGGTGTATAAGCCTAAATCATCCCCACCAACATACATCTTTAAGCCATTTCTTT